CGAAGATATCATTGCATCTACACTCATACTTGAAGCGGGCGGCGAATACGCTGAAGGCTCAATGGAAGCAGTTTATGAGGTCATATGCAATCGAGCATGGAAGCGCGATATGACACGGCGCGAAGTCTGCTTGCAACGCATGCAGTTTAGCTGCTGGAACTCTGGCAAGATCGACGCATTAGTTGCTAAGGCCAAGGCTCACAAGCGCTACTCAAAGGCACTCAGCATCGTATATAGCGCAAAGATTACCAACTACACTTTAGGCGCTGATCATTATCATGCAGACTACTGCTCGCCTTACTGGGCATCATCGATGACAGTAACTGTCAAGATCGGTCGCCACATCTTTTACAGGTAAACTCTTACTTTAATTAATAGAATATATAAACATGATTGAAACAAACAGTTTCCAAAATGGAAACACCTCAATAACAACACATATAAAATGAATACTAAAGAATATAACAAATTTATCGAAACAAAGCGCAAACACTCTGCCAGTTACGGATTTGATCCGCTTCCATTAATTGCGCCGCTATTTGAATGGCAAGCTCATGTATTAAAATGGGCAGTAATGAAAGGGCGTGCAGCTTTGTTTGAGGATTGCGGACTTGGCAAAACTGCTCAGCAATTAGAATGGGCATCGCAAATTTTACGCAAGACGGGCGGCAGCGTGTTGATTCTCGCACCGTTGGCAGTTGGCGAGCAAACACGATTAGAAGGAGTCAAGTTTGGCATCCAAGCGAGCGTAGTTTCTGATCACTCGGAGATTGGCGGTCCTGGCATCTATATTACCAACTATGAAAAGCTAGAACACTTTGAATGTGGAGACTTTGCTGGAGTAGTTCTTGATGAAAGCTCCATATTAAAAAGCTTTACTGGCAAGACTCGTAAGCGATTAACAGAAGCATTTAAAGATACGCCTTATCGATTATGCTGCACTGCTACGCCATCGCCCAATGATTACACAGAGCTAGGACAGCACGCAGACTTTCTAGGAATTTGCACGCCAGATCAGATGCTTTGCACGTATTTCATCAATGATACATTTAATACTGGCGACTGGAGGTTAAAGAAGCATGCCGAGAATGAGTTCTGGAAGTGGCTGGCATCTTGGGCCGCATGTATTTCAAAGCCTTCTGATTTAGGATTTGATGATACCGGATATGATTTGCCAGAATTGCACATGAAAGATATCACAGTTGCAGTTGATCAGAGCGAGGAAACAGGCGATGACTTGTTTAGAATCGCGACACTAAGCGCGACGACTATGCATAAAGAAATGCGTTTGACGTGTCCGGCGCGATGCGATGCCGTCGCGAAAATGGTAAACAACTCAAGCGAAACTTGGATTGTATGGTGCAATACCAATCTCGAAGCCGACGAGCTAAAAAAGCGCATTCCTGGTGCCATTGAGGTTCGCGGCAGCGATAAGCCAGAAGTGAAACGAAAACGACTTGCTGATTTTTCACATGGTGATGTGCGCGTGATTATAACTAAACCAAGCATCGCCGGGTTTGGACTCAACTGGCAACACTGCTGGAATGTCGCATTTGTGGGCCTTAGCTATTCGTTTGAAGACTTCTATCAAGCGTTGCGCCGATCATATCGATTTGGCCAAACGCGAGAAGTCAATGCATTCGTGGTCCAAGCAGAAACAGAAGGAGCAATCATCAAATCAATCCAACGTAAAATTAAACAACATCAAACAATGCAAGAATCTATGAAAAAAGCAGCCGCAGAACTAAAGACAAGCGAAACAGAAACAATCGATGCCAAGATGGACATAACTACCACAGAGGGCGACGGATGGACTATTCATCACGGAGACTGTGTGCGAGTTGCTCGTGATAAAATTGCAGATCATTCAGTTGGCTTTTCTATATTCTCTCCACCATTTGCAGACTTGTTTACATACTCAGCAGATCCGCAAGATATGGGAAACTGTGAAGATATGGATGAGTTTATGAAGCACTTTGATTACTTGATTGAAGAAATGAAACGAATCATGATTCCTGGTCGAGAAGTTGCGGTCCACTGTGTTGATCTGCTTTCTACTAAGTGGAAGCACGGCAGCATTCAATTGCAGGACTTTAGCGGGGAGATCATTCGCGCATTCTGGAATCATGGCTTTCTATTTCATTCGCGCATTACAGTATGGAAGAATCCAGTCACTGAAATGCAGCGCACTAAAGCGCACGGACTGCTTTACAAAACCCTCAAAAAAGACAGCTCATCAAGCCGCGTAGGAGTGCCGGACTACTTGCTTGTATTTCGCGCGCCGGGCGAGTCTGCTATACCAGTAACGAAGTCGCCAGAAGACTACAGTGTTGATTGGTGGCAGGAAGTTGCGTCGCCAGTATGGATGACAGTCGATCAAGGGCGTGTTCTCAATCGGACTGGCGCAAGAGACAACGCAGACGAGAAACATATATGCCCACTCCAACTCGATATTATTGAGCGTGGCATTGAACTTTGGAGTAATCCTGGTGATCTTATTTACTCGCCATTCACTGGCATTGGTTCCGAAGGATGGGGCGCATTAACATTAGGACGCACGTTTGTCGGCAGTGAGCTAAAACAAAGCTATGCAGAGCAAGCTTGCGGCAATTTATCAAATGCAACAGCTCAAGGCAGTTTGGCACTTGTTTGATTAAAATATAAAAATCTATATAAACATGATTGAAACACATACACATGGCATATCCAGCTTTATGAGGTGGGCCGAAAGGCGCATTGCTGAAGAGGTCGAAGCTAATGAAGAATTTGAGCAACGCACAGGCTCGACTGCTCCTTTAAAAGAATCAACGCATCTGCCGCATAGTCTTACAGACGAACAGAAGCGCAGCATGATTGATGCGGTTGATGATTTGCGTAGATTAGGTGTTGCGGCCAAAAAGGCATGCAACGAAGTTGGTCTGCATTTTTCAACTTACTTTCAATGGCGCAAAAAGTTTGGCATGGGAAGGTTTGAGGGATGAGTGAAGAAGAACTAGAAGAATGCCCGGCCTGCGATGGCTATGGCGAATTACCTGGCAACCCTAACACCAATGACTTTCCAACCTGCTCAGCCTGCAATGGCACTGGCATAAATTATGACGGATAAAGATTGTTTTATCCGACAACTCTAATAATCAATAACTCACCTATGAAGCTACTAGGACAAACACCCAGAACAGATCAAGCGCACTCCAAGATATTTAAGGAACTAGTATTAACCGACGACTGGAATCATGCATTGAATTGTATGCAGGACCACGCCGAGCGACTAGAAACAGAAGTTAATCAAGCCATTCTTCAAATTGAACAGTTGAGAGCGCAAATGGCACTTGCTAACTCTGGCATGCTTCAATTGGCTGCCAAAATGAAAGGCATGCATTGAGATACTACATTGGAATTGATTGCGGTCTGGATGGCGGCATCACAATGATCAACTGGAAAGGCAAGCTAATGCAGTCATCAATCATGCCAACAGTGCCAAACGGCAAAGGTCGCAAGATTGATTTGCATACATTGGCTGCCACAATCAAAGAGATTAGCAGGCATCCAGATCAATATACATTCATTGTTGAGAATCCGGGCGCACATGCACCAAGCGCAGCAGGACTTAGATCAATGACTTATTCGTTTGCGGCCGTGGAAACATTGCTGGCAGCTCATCAACTCAAGTATCATGTGGTGCTGAGCCAAAAATGGCAGAAGGTATTCTGGAGCAAACCGAAGATGCCAAAGGGCCAGAAGTTTAATACAAAGGCTGCTGCACTCAATATCGTCAATCAGATATTCCCAGGCGAAAAGTGGCTGAAGTCAGATCGTTGCACCAAGCCGCATGACGGCATGATTGATGCAGCATTACTAGCAGAGTATGGCAGAAGGCAAAACATTTAGATAAAACAATTATAAGAATAAAAATATGACCAAATACCTAGCAACCGATGAAGATGAAATACTGACACAAGATAGTAGCAAGCTGATACAATTTGACGAAATCAATGCAAAGCTGATGGGCAATGCAGAGAGCTATTGCCACTCATGGCTGCCCGGCGGCAAGGTCAAAGGCGGCTCATACAGGATTGGCGGCATTGATGGATCAATCGGATCTTCTATGTCAATTAACCTTAGCACAGGCCAATGGTATGACCATGCGACCGAAGACAAGGGCGGGGACCTTATAGCTTTATATGCAGCAATAAACAATCTCAGCCAAGGCGATGCAGCCAGCGAGTTGCAAGGCGCCGTCAATATTGTGCGCATGACAAGGCCGGCAAAGCGTAAGCCATTAGCATCTGAGTCAGACTGGGAACACGCATTGACCAAGCCAGAAACACCAGCTCCAGAACATTGGGAGCATGGCAAGGCACACATTACTTACAAATACGCAGACGCATCAGGGCGGCCAGTTGGCGTTATCATGCGATGGAATTTGCCAGATGGCAGCAAGACAATCAGCCAGTGCAGTTGGATGCGCCATAAGAAGACTGACAGATGCACATGGAAGTGGCAGGCATTCAATGCGCCAAGACCGCTTTACAAAGGCGAACTGCTCAACAAGATGCCCGGCGCGGATGTTGTCATTGTTGAAGGTGAAAAGGCGGCAGATGCATTGGCATCCAAATTGCCAGATCATGTAGTGCTTTCATGGGCTGGTGGCAGCAAGGCAATCAATCAGAGCGATTGGACCGTGCTAGAAGGCAGGAATGTATCAATATGGTCAGATAACGATGCACCAGGGCGAACAGCCGCAAAGCAACTGCAAGACATCACAAAGGGCAATCTGATCGATGCACCAAGCGACAAGGCAGAAGGATGGGATGCAGCCGATGCGATCGCAGAAGGTTGGACCACTGAAGGCTTGCAGGAATTGATTGCAACAAGCGTCCAAAGACAGACATTCAATGTAAGGTTTGGCAATGAAGGCGCACCAAGATCATTAGACGAAGCCAAGGCAAGGCGGCCAGATGTAATCATTGACGGGCTGCTGTATGCCAAATCAAAGCTGCTGATTGGCGGCGTTGCCAAGGCTGGCAAGTCTCACTTCGCCATGTCATTGGCATCTTGTATGGCTTCCGGGCAACCATTCTTGCAGTGGGCGGCCCCAGAACCTCAGCGCGTGCTGTATGTTGACTTTGAATTGCATGAGTGGGAGTTGAACGAGCGATGCGCATCTGCTTGCAATTGGGACATTCCTCAGAATCTAGCAACCCTGAGTCTCCGGCAGCACTACGATGTCAGAAGCACCAGAGAGCTGAGCAGGGTGCTGAAGACGATACAGGCGAGCCAGTTCGATGTGATCATCTTGGACTGCCTTTACAAATTTAACAGCGCAGAGGATGAGAACGACAACGCGGCCATGAAAGCAATTGGGTCATGGATGGATGAGATCATTGCCAAATACGGCATCACACCAATATTGATTCACCACTTTGGCAAGGGTTCGCAATCTGGCAAAGAAGTCATTGACCGCTTCCGTGGCGCGTCATCTGTAGTTGGCGAAATGGATGGACTGATCTCAATCATCAGCCATGAGAATGAGGGATGCTACATTGTTGATAGTGTGGTCCGATCATTCAAATCAACGCCATCATTTGTTGCGCGCTGGGATTATCCACACTGGGTGCTGTCTGAAGATTTGGACGCAAGCAGGGCAGCCAAGCCGGGCGCAAAGAAGAAGCATGGAGATGACAAATTGTTGGCACAGATTCCATCTGGTGAAGAGCAGGCAGCATTCTTTGGCGACCTAAATTTGGACATGTGTAAGCACCAATTTGCCAGAAGAAGGGCAAAAATTGAAGCCATCCAAGTGGTCAAAATGGTCAATTCAGCAGGAAAACTTGAAAATGCCTTTTATGTATAAATCGGTCATTGAACATATTACAATATGTAACAGCAGGTGTAATATGATACAGCAGGCTTTAAGCCTAGTAAACAAGCGGTGTTTGCTGTTACACATTAACATCATACAACACAACAAAACGGCACTTAAAAGGCGTGTGGGGGGCATTTATGACCCACACTAAGCCTGCTTGAACATATTAATCAAATCCCTATAGGGTGATGTACCAGCAGGTCAATACATCTAACAACAGCTAAAAATATGTATTACACAAGTATTGACGAATAAAAAAAACTGACTAATCAATTGAAGCATGGAACAGAAATCATACATCAAAAGCAGAATGATATCATTCAGGATGCCAGA